GGGAAGTATAAATGGCAACAAGAATGCAACAGCGCAGAGGAACTGCACAGCAGTGGATTGATGCTGCACCAGTAGTTTTAGCACCAGGAGAAATTGGTTTTGAAACAGATTCAAATCAGTTCAAGATTGGTGACGGAACAACAGAGTGGCAAGCACTATCTTATTTTAAGAACTTAGAAAGTCTAGGTGGATCATTAGATGATTACATCGAGTTAACCGAAAAAGGTATTGCAGGCGGAGTAGCCACCCTTGACGTAAATGGAGTTATTCCACTTGCTCAATTGCCAGGCGCTGCAGCCCTAGATGCAGAAGTAACTTCAGCAGTATCTGCTGCCACATCAGCACTAGAGTCATCTGTTCAGACACTAGACGAAAAGGTTGACGACAACCACGGAACAGCACTGGCAACTATCGAGTCTTCAATCTCAGTTGCAATCGCAGCAGAAGTCACAAGAGCAGATAATTCATACGATGCTTTTGGCTCAGCAGCAGATGCTCAAACAGCAGGAGAAGCAGCAGCAATCACAGCACGTGATGCAGCAAAGGCTTATGCTGATTCAGAAATTCTTGGAGCAATCAGCACTGAGGAAACAGCAAGAAATCTAGCAATTGACGCTGCAGTAGATGCAGAAGTTGTTCTAAGAGATGCAGCAATTGAGGCTGCAGTTGATGCAGAGGTAGTACTACGTGATGCAGCAATTGCTTCACAGTCTACATCAGACCGTGGATACACAGATACAGCAGTATCTACACTTAATACAAGTCTTTCAGGTGCTCTAGATACTCACGCTCTAGACTCAACAAACGTACACGGCATTGCTGATACAGCAGACCTAGCAACAATGGAATATGCTGATCAGGCAGAAACAGATGCTATCGCAGCAGCAGGTACAGCAGCAGACGCAAAAATTTCAACTGCAGTAGCAGCACTTACAAAGTCTTCAGTAGGCCTTGGAAATGTTGACAATACTTCAGATGCAGATAAGCCAGTATCTACAGCACAGGCTTCAGCAATTGCAACTGCAAAGTCAGAAGCAATTGCAGATGCAACAGCACAAGTAAATGCAGTAATTGCATCTGCCCCAGCAGCACTCAACACACTTGATGAACTTGCAGCAGCACTTGGTGATGACGCAAACTTTGCATCAACAGTTACAACTAATTTAGCAGCAAAAGCACCACTTGCTTCACCAACATTTACTGGAACAGTAACAGTTGCAGCAGATGGAGTAGCATTTACAGATGGTACACAGACAAAGGCTGGCGTTCCTTCTATCACAACATTTGCAACAGCAATTTCATCTTCTGCAACACTTGCATCAGGTGAACAAGATAAGTTTGTTCCACTAACTGGAGCAGTACAGATTACGCTTCCTGCAACAGGATACTCAACTGGACAGTCAATCGACTTCTATCAGGCATCAGGTACAGGAGCATCATTTGCTTCAACAAACAGCGTTGTTGGAACACCAGGTTTGAAGTTTAGAACTACAAACTCAGTTGTAACAGCAATGAAGACTTCAAGTGGATGGTTGGTCTTCGGAGACCTGTCAGCATAATACGAATTAAAGGAGAATAACCATGTCAAAACAAGCAGGTAGAATGAGTCAGGGAGCAAATGACTTCCTTGCTCCATATGCACCAACGATTGGAACAGCAACAGATGTTGGAACAGCACGGGCATATGATAATGGAGCAGTAACAGTTACTTTCACTCCAGACGCAATAAATGCAGCAACATCTTATACAGTAACATCTAATACTGGTTCATACACAGTATCTGGTGCATCTTCTCCTCTAACAGTTACAGGATTGCCAACAGGTGGTACATATACATTTACTGTAACTGCAACGAATAGTTATGGAACATCTGCTGCATCTGCTGCATCTAATTCTGTTACAGTAACAACTGTACCAGCAAAGCCAGCAGCACCAGGTGCATCATCACCATCAGGAACATCGTATGATACAGTAACTTGGACTGCACCTGCAAACGGTGGAAAAGCAATTACAAACTATCGATGGACATCATCAGATGGAAAGGCTGGAGATACAGCGTCTACATCTGTAAACGTAAACCAAGAAGCAGGAACAGCACAGTCTTACACAGTTCGTGCTGATAATGCAAATGGTTCTTCTGTAGTATCAGACAGTTCTGCAACAGTTACAACGTTCTCGTTTGTACCTTTTTCAGTATTCGGATTCTCTCCATTCAATGTGTTTGGATTCTCTCCAACACCTCCATTTGGAGTATTCGGATTCTCACCATTTAATGTGTTCGGATTCTCTCCAACACCACCATTCTCAGTGTTTGGATTCTCACCAGTAGCATTTGGAGTTTTTGGATTCTCTCCAACACCTCCATCATTCTCAGTGTTTGGATTCTCACCAGTTCGTGCTGCGTGTATTGATCAAGATACTCCAATTGCAACAGTGGGTCCTAATGGATCTGTCTTGTTAAAGCCTGCAAAGGCAATTAAGGCAGGAGATGAAGTCTTTGCTGCAAGTTGGGATGAGTTGGTTGATGAATCATTTGGAACTCCTTATGATGACCCAAGTCCAACACTGACAAATGTTGCAAGAGTAACAACAACCATTTCTTCAGTAAGAGGAAGTCAAAGAAGCACAACAGTACACTTCAATAATAATCTTTCTAAGAGATTCTCTCTAGAAGAGCAGATTCTTATCAAGAAGGATGGTATGTATCAGTTTGTTGTGAGTGGTCAGGTAGTAGTTGGAGACAGACTTATTGAAATGTCTGAGAATACATTTGTTGAAACACTTGTGACTTCAGTAGACCTAATCAACGAAGACCGCACAGTATACACATTTGACTGTGAGCCAACGGATACAATTATCGCTGGAAGTATTGTTTGTCACAACCTCAAGTACTTCTAAGAGATTGTTTATGCTAAATGGTAGATATTAATAGAAATACTAGTATCTACCATTTGCATATTCCTAGAACTGCAGGAGTTTTTTTAAGAAAACATTTTATACCAGAGTTTTCAGAACACGAGACATTTTCTACACACTATGATCAGTTAGTCCTAGATTCTATATCTGATAAAAAATATATTAGTGGTCATTTTGGAACAACTCCTATCGAGCATATGACAAGTCCAACGGTATTTACTGTTTTAAGAGACCCAATTGATAGGTTTATTAGTTATGCAAGATATACACGTTCATTCTTTCAAAAAGACTCTATGCATGAATTATTGTATGGAGAATACTCAGTATTGCATCAAAACACACAAACAAAGTTTATAACTAATGGCATAGACATAGATTTATATAATAAAAATTTAGTGTCTTCAGAAACCATTCAAAGGAATTGGTTTATAGGTCAAGAAGAGTCTTTTGAAAAAGCAAAGAACTTTATTGATAATAACATTGTTGTTACACTAGAAACTATAGAAAAACTTCCCAGACTTTTGGGAATTAAAAATTTTAAAGACCTCGATAAACAAAATTCAACAAGAAGCAAGGCTGATATAACAAAGGAACAGTATGATAGAATTGTTTCTATGAATCAGTTAGATATGGAGATCTACCAATATGCAAAAACTCAAAAAAACTACTGACTGGTCTATACTACACATCAAGGACTACGATGTAGGATCCTTGTCTGAATACTGCAAGGGACTTGATGCAGAGTGGAACTATGATACTTCTAGGCAAGAGACCTATAAAACACATAAAGACACCAAAATGTTTCCTATTAGGTTTATGGATTATAACTGGAATCCTGGAGACAATATAAATATTATAGATAAAAATCAAATATCTAGTACAAAAGCAAAAGAGCAATTTGATGCTATTGTTTTTGATCTAGAAAAAATGTATGACTCAAAGGCGGTAAGGATTGAGTTTGTAAATATGCTAGCAAATACATCTATAAGACCACACGTTGACGGTGGAGACATGCTATACCTGATTAGAAGGTGTCACTTGCCCATGGTCACCCATGAAGATGTCCTATTTACCGTTTTAGATAATACTATAAATATGAAGTCAGGTAGCGCCTATGAGATTAATAATGGCATGCCCCATTCAGTAATAAATAAAAGCAGTGTAGACAGAATTCACCTAATTGTAGACCTATTGCCAAATGAGTATTTTTAGCAATATGATATACTTATAAAGTAACTTACAGAGGAGTAAAAAATGCAGTCAAACTATCCACCAGAAATTAAAAGCGTTAGCAAGTCAGTTCAGCCACATCGCTTTTTTGAAAGAAATGTAACTGGAGACCTAGATAAACTAGTTCAAGAACTTCAGGTCAGATATGATAAGATTGAAAGAGCAGAACTTCTTGGAGTAACCCCACTAAAGCATGATGAAGCATGGAAGCAGTCTAATAGTGTATCAACAATGAAGTGGAGAGAGTACAACGTATTCCAATTCCACATTGACGAATTGTATGATCTTTACAAGTCAGTCTCCGATATGACAAAAGAGGCTTGCGAGTATTACGAACTTGATTTTGAAAAGCAAAAGTTTTTTATTCAGGGATGGTTTAATATTAATCATACTAAAAAGGGAAAGTTAGATTGGCATGACCACGGTCCATGGGGAGCACCAAACTTTCATGGATATTATTGCGTAAAGGCTGAACCATCATCTACATACTATAAGGTTTTTGATAAAGAGGTTGAAAACAAGAACATTGATGGAAGAGCAATTCTTTCAGAAATGGGTCACCCACATGCACAAGCGGATTGGGACTGGGAAGGTCCACGTGTCACTGTTGCATATGATGTAATTCCACTATTTGGATTAAAAGAAAACGGTATGCATCAAGAACAGCACTGGATTCCACTAGTATGAGTCCAGTCAAAGTAGACAAGCCTCACAGATTCTTTGAGCGCCATTTAACAAATGACTTAGACCATTTGTCATCTTACTTGATTGAAAAACAAGATGATTTGTTTGCTGGTAAGGTTCCAAATATTGGATTAGATCATGCAAGCCAAATTCATGGAGTTCATAATCTTGGCGATAAGTATAATATCTTTCAGTTCCACAATGATGCCATTCACAGCCTCTACGGGGCTCTTAGAGACATGACCATAGAGGCTTGCGAGTATTATGGTATAGACTTTAAATCTAGTCAGTTTATGATTCAAGGTTGGTTTAATACAGATGGACTTAAGTCACCAGCAATCGATTCTGATTCTCATTATCATGATCACCTTGGTGGTACAGGAAGTCCAAACTTTCATGGATACTACTGTGTAAGTGCAGAACCATCTTCTACTTATTATAAGATTGGTGGACATGATGGAGTGCCTTTTGAAAATGTAAATATAAACAATAGAGCAATTTTGTCAGAGACAGGTCATCCACATGGTATTGGTCCTTGGCTTTCAGATAGCCCAAGAATAACAATAGCCTATGATATTTCCCCATTAAGAGTAATGTCTGGTGATAAAGAGCAGCACTGGATTCCTCTTGCATGAAAAAGATGCTTTGTTTTTTGTTTGGGCATAAAATAGTTTCAACAACATGTCCTTACACCAAAGCAACATATTCTCAATGTGATAGATGTGCACCAAAAGCACATAGTAAATCAACTTTTAATTAACTCTCAACTACATGTTTAGGTAGAGTTTTACTTTTTATAAAACTCTGCTATACTTAACACTATTCCGTTTTAGAAAGGACGAAACACATGTCAGATTTTTTTAGTTTTAAACTCCCAGAGGACTTTGTAGAAAAATATAAAGAGCAGCCAAATCCATTTGGATTTAAGGATGCAGCAGATAATTCTCTTGGCGAGATCACCTTTATTCGAACATACTCTCGTATGAAGGAGGATGGAACTAAAGAGCGCTGGCATGAAGTTTGTCGACGTGTAATTGAAGGAATGTACTCAGTACAAAAGAACCATGCTAAAGAAAACCGCCTTCCATGGAATGATTACAAGGCTCAAAAGTCAGCACAAGAAGCATTCCAGAGAATGTTTGAATTAAAATGGACACCACCAGGAAGAGGCATGTGGACTTTCGGAACTCCTATGACTATGGAGAAGAAGAACTCAGCAGCACTACAGAACTGTGCAATGGTCTCTACAAAGGATCTCGATAAGAATGATCCAGGAGCACTATTTGCTTGGGTCATGGATGCATTGATGCTTGGTATTGGTGTAGGCTTTGATACAGTAGGACAGGAAAAGGGTTTTCAAATCTCTTCCCCTACAGAGCCATCAGTGATCTTTGATATTCCAGACACTCGTGAAGGATGGGTAGAGTCAGTTCGACTTCTACTAAACTCTTACCTACGTACAAATCAACCAATCCAGAAGTTCAACTATGATCTTATCCGTCCTCTAGGAGCACCCATTAAAGGCTTTGGAGGGGTCGCTAGCGGTCCAGCACCACTGATTCAATTACATACACAGATAGACAAGGTAATCGGCGGTAGAGCAGGAGAAACCCTAGACAGCCGTGCTATTACTGACATTATTAACCTTATCGGAACATGTGTTGTATCAGGAAATGTTCGTCGCTCTGCAACTCTAGCATTAGGAGCAGCAGGGGATGAAGACTTTATTAATCTTAAAAATGCTGAAGTATTTCCAGACAGAAACTCCTTTGATCCAGAAAATCCAGGATGGGCATGGATGTCAAATAATTCAATTTCTGCAACAGTTGGAATGGAGTATGAAAAGTACACTGATCTAATTGTTAACAATGGAGAGCCAGGTTTTATTTGGCTTGATGTTGCTCGTAACTATGGTCGACTTGCAGATCCTGCAGATGGAAAAGACTATCGTGTTATGGGCTTTAATCCTTGTGCGGAGCAGCCATTGGAATCTTACGAATTATGTACACTTGTAGAAGTGCATCTAAATCGTCATGAGTCCAAGGAGGACTTCCTCAAGACATTAAAGTTTGCATATCTATATGGAAAGACTGTAACACTTCTTCCAACTCATTGGCCACAAACAAACGGTATCATGCAGCGTAATCGTCGCATTGGAACATCTCTTACTGGTATTGCGTCATTTGCAGATCAAAAGGGATTGCCAGCAGTTCGTGAATGGATGGATGAAGGCTACAATAAGATCCGTCATTATGATCATCAGTACTCTGAATGGTTATGCGTTCGTGAATCAATCCGTGTAACAACAGTTAAGCCTTCAGGTTCTGTATCAATTCTTTCTGGTGCAACACCTGGTGTTCACTGGGGACCTGGTGGAGAATTTTATCTCCGTGCTATTCGTTTTGGAAATACAGATCCAATGCTTCATCTATTTAAAGCAGCAGACTACAAGATTGAAGACGATCTTGTATCAGCAAACACTTCAGTTGTTTACTTCCCAATCAAATCAGGACAAAAGCGTTCTGAAAAGGATGTAACCCTATTTGAAAAGATTGCTCTTGCTGCAACTGCTCAAAAGTATTGGTCAGATAATGGTGTTTCAGTAACTCTGTCATTTGATAAGGAAACAGAATCAAAGCATGTTGCTCCTGCCTTACATATGTATGAAGGTCAACTCAAAGCCGTGTCATTCCTACCTATGGGAAATAACACGTATCCGCAGCAGCCATATACTCAGATTACTGAAGAAGAGTATAATAGTTATATTGGCAAATTGAAGCACATTGACTTTGGAGCAATTTACGACGGTGTAGATAATCTAGAAGCACAAGGTGAGGCATACTGCACAACAGACTATTGCGAAATTAAGGTGAACTAATGGAAGAATTTACAAGTCAAATACATTACGTAAAAGGCTTTATGCCAAAAGACGTAGTCGATAGAATCTCGTCATATGCAAAAGATCACACACTACTTTTTGATGAATTTGGTAATGGAGAAAAAGAGTTTACAGTTCATACATACCATGCAATTGAAAAGAATGATCCAGAACTATTAAAGGTTATGCAGGAATACGCCAACAAGGTGTATGACTTTGTAAAAGAAAAATATGATGGACCATTTCAAGATTTTTATGAAACAAAAACTCACATAGCCAAGTTTATGCCAGGATGGGGAATGCATGAGCACTATGATTCAAATAGGCCAAATGATATTGCTACTTTAGTTTATATCAATGATGACTATATTGGAGGAGAGATATATTTCCCCGCCTACGATATTTCATACAAACCAGAGCCAGGAGATTTACTTTGCTTCCCAGACAATCCTAGTTTTGTGCATGGAGTTAAAGAAATCAAGGATGGGATCAGATACACAACACCACGTTGGTTTACACGGATTGTGTGATAAAATAGACTAGGAGAACCTATGTCAAACCCATCTAATCTATACGCTGAAAAAGTTTATTCAGAACACCCAACTCTTTTGTGGGCTCTGGATGACACTTGCGACTATCTATCTTTATTGACTTCTTCTACATCAGATTTGTCAACATGGACAAAAACTAATGGGTCTGTATCTATTATCTCAAGCGATCCTTCTCAGCCTTTTATAGAGAGTTCTTTGTTTGAGATTTCTGGGGTTCCATCAGAAGAGACTATTCAGTATACAACTTTGATTAGTCCTGACATTATAAATATGACAGAGTTAAATGATGCTCTAGATTCTTTTGCTTTTGGTCTTAATATTTTTTCTTCAGGTTCACACCTATATTCTGTGTCTTTGGGTTATGAGTATGATGAAGTTTCAAGTGGTAATACAATCCAAAGACTTAAAGACTATTCAATAAACTTATCTGATAAATGGATATTTTTATCTGAGACATTCTTGAATCCAAATCAAAACACTACTATGAGACTTGTTATTAAAATTGGATATTCTCCAAGTCCAGATGGACCAGAAGATTATAAGTTTTTGCTTAACGGAATTAATCTTGGACAATGGTCAGAGGAGTTTATTTCTAGTTCTTCTGGTTTGACAGACTTGGCTGACCTGCCATCTTCAATTGCTTTAGAGACTTGCAAGGTTGTAAGTGCAGAAGCCTATGGACTTTCTTCTGGAAACGGTTATTATTTATCAAAATCAAATGCTCTTTTAGCAAGAAACTTTGGAGTTCCTCTTGTTTATGGAGCATTAAACTCTACAGTGCTTTCTCCAAATGTGAATATTGATGGAAGTCCAAAACCATCTTTAATTGTTCCAGGTATTGGATTCATGAATGAAAGTGGAAGATACAAAGAGTATACTGTAGAATTTTGGACAAGAGCAACCTCAGACTCTGCAAAGGCAAAAAGAATATTTGGGCCAATTGCTAGTTCTGATGGACTATACGTTGATGGCGCTTTCCTAACCCTTTCTATTGGTGATCAATTTGATTCTAAGTATGTTGGTGAGTGGGGAAGACCAATGTTGATTCAGGTTACTTACTATGACAATAAGATGGGCGTAATTCTTAACGGTGAGTCTGTAATCTCTTTAAATATAGATACATCCACTCTTGAACTTCCTGCAAAGTTAAATTCAAGTGGAAAGGATCAAGATTGGTTAGGGTTTTATTCTTATGAAGATGTTTATCCACTGGAGGTAGACTGTATTGCCATATATCCATACAATGTTCCAGAGGTAGTAGCAAAAAGAAGATGGACTTATGGTCAGGCAGTAACTTCTACTGAAAGAATTAATAATCAATACAATGGAACTTCTGCGTTTATAGATTATGCTTTTGCCAATTATGATGCAAACTATAAGTACCCACAAATGGGATCTTGGAGCCAGGGAACATTCGACAATCTTGTGTCTGATGGACTGTTCTTGTCAACTCCTTCATATTCTCTTCCAGATTACTATTTTGTAGATGCAACTATTGAAGACTTGTATGAAAACAATAAAAATCTTCAGCCAGTAAATGGCGAGGCAAATGTATCAGAAACAAAGACTTTTATTTCATTGAGTGAAGGAAATAGCATTAATGGATACCTAAAGTTTAATAACCTTGGAATTTTGACAGAAAGACTAAAAGGAGTTTTTGGAGTATTTAAAGTAAATGATGTTCCTACAGAAGAAGAGACTCTTTTTGTATTTGAAAACAGAATAAATCTAGACACATTCAAGATATCTGTGCTCAACCAAAACATAGTCTATAAGATTAAAGTAAACGGTACAGAGAGTATAGTAAAAACTGTTCCTTATATTGCTGATGACATATTTGCTGCTGGATTTGACATAGATGGAATGTCTGAGTTCTTTGGACAAGACGTGGCTACCTTCTTTGGCAATCTTTCCCTAATCACTTTATATGCTTTAAATGACAAAACTCTAGAGTCAAAGTTTAACGGTAACCTATACAGAATATCCTTTTCATCTCCAAGAAACTTTACATCAATATCAAACCACTTTGGCCTAGATGGAATTGTTTTTGAGCATGGTAATATGGTAGATCATATTGCAAGTTACACACTAATACCAACACTAGAGTATGAAAAGTTTTATTTGGATGTTGCAGTTTCTGGTTATTGGGAAGACTATATTCCACTTTCTTATTTTGCAAAATATATTAAGGATGCCTCTGGTAAGGATAGGTACGACCTTGACTTTATTCAGTTTAACATAGACTACCCATCTCCATCGGTATTTAAAACAGTCAATGAAGTTAACAGTTGGACCTATAGAGAGTTGAACGAGCAGTTTGCTGATCCAGTTCAACAAACCTATGAGGTGCTAGATAACTCACTTTATACTGGATACCAAGATTACGATGATCTTGCCAAGAATAGATCTTTATTAAACTATGAATACAATACTACAGATTCTATTGTTAGATCTTATATTTCTTTTCAATTTATTGCAAATGGTGCAAACAAATTTTATACAGACTTTACCAACACTGCTCCTGCTCTTAGAGCGGGAATTATAGATATACAGGATAGTCTTGAGTGGCAGAACACTAAGTATGAGGTTGTTAATGACACAATTGTTTATCCTCCAAAGAGTGTTGACTTTAATGACTTGGCACTTGTTACCCACCTTGAGTTTAAGCATAGAGGAATTCTTGGAAAGCAAGTAAAACTAAGATCTTTAGAATTTGCATCACAGTCATTAAATGAGTCATCTGCAAATCCAATTGGAACTAAGTTTGGTACAGACATTTTCCCATATACAAAGTCTGGAATCTACTATGACTACAAGTCAAAAAATCCAATCAGTATCTATAAGAAGAGTACTCCCTACCTATACTTGACAAGGTATAGCGGAGTGCAGGTTCGTGGTGATTTTGATCCATTTGTCAACAGGGGTATTAGTATACCGATTAACTCCAATAAGACAGAAGAGTATAGAGTAAACTCTATGCAACTTGCTTTACGATATGATAATAATTCATTTCCAGTAACTCCATATGAGATCTTTGAAATCAAAGATTCTGAGTCTACCATTAAGTTTTTTATGGTTGCTAATAGTCCTTCTGGAGATAGAGCAAAAATTTATGCAGTCAATGCACAAACAGGTAAAATACAAGATGGTATTTCTTATTACATAAATGGACAGTTAGTATCTTATCCAGTAATTACAATTAAGCAGTGGGCGTTCTTGGGTATATCTTTTGGTTTGCCACTTTCATTTTCTGGATATTCTGGCTACATTAACCTAAATGGCTCAATGCTATTTAATCATATTTCCTACTATCAGATGACAAGTTTACAACAAAAGCAAAGTTTTTCTTATAGAATTTGGGACGAAGTTATGGAGCAGTATGTTCCAGGAGACCCAACGCCAATACCGTATCAGTGGGAAACCTGGAATGCAGGATATATCTGGTTCTCTGTTTTAGTTAGATCATCGTCATTTTCATATGGAATTACACCAGGAGATATATATAGAACATATATTGGAACAAATAAGATAATTGTTGATAGTGAAAAGACTTTTAGGCTTGCTAATGATCCAGTTTCTGTATATACGGGAACATCTTGGAAGCAGTATATCGCTTCTCCACTCTAATATGGTATACTTATGGTTATGAATATGGAAAATCCAAAGAAAAAGCGCAAGCCATTGCCTAAGATGAAGGGGCAAATTGGCGACTCAAAGGTAAAAGTTATTGAAAAACACTATGAGTGGGGCCTATACGTTTACAAAAAGGCTAATGGAAAATGGTTTACTGACGGTACAGGGTCAATCTTAAATATCGAGTCTATGAAAGGTGACATCTTACAGATTTCAAAACTTAAAGAGGCTGCAAAGTATTATGGAGATGAAGGGGATGGAGAATGCATCTTCGTTCCAGGATTAACCAGAATCTCAGAAGAAGAGTACTCTGAGCAAAAGCAAAGATTATCAGAGGGTCTTATTCCTTCTATGAATGACCTTGGTGCAGTTCAAGCAGCCAAGGATACTATAGCGAAATATGGAAGTGATGACTGATGAGCGATGAAAGAGAATATCGAATTGGCGCAAGAATTGATGATCTGCCAAAGGTAGACGACACATTTCAAAAACAAGATCCATTTACTAAAAGTTGGGACGAGTTAAAAAATCTTAACGGACTGGACAACAACTTTAAAAGACGTGCCTCAAGAATTGTAAAAGCAGAAGCACCACAATCCTATATCGATAGTTCTCTTGCAGTTAGTTCTGGAATCAATGGAGCAAAGTCAAAAGAAATTAACCCAGGAGTAATCTATCATAATGCCTATGGTCTTTTTGATGTAATCACACCACCATGGAATTTATACGAACTTGCAAATTTCTATGACACATCTTTTGCAAACCATGCTGCCATTGATGCGAAGGTGGAAAACATTGTAGGGCTAGGATATGATTTTGAGATATCCCCAAGAACATTACTAAAGTTAGAGACTGCAGAAAAGGGAACAGCAGAGAAAGCAAGAAAAAGAATTGAAAGAGCAAAGATTGAAGTTCGTGATTGGCTAGAAAGTTTGAACAGCGATGACTCTTTTACTTCATCGATGGAAAAGGTTTACACAGATCTTCAGGCTACTGGAAATGGATATTTAGAAGTTGGAAGAACTACTCGTGGTGAGATTGGCTACGTTGGACACATTCCTGCAACCACAATTAGAGTCAGAAGACTGAGAGATGGATTTGTTCAAGTAATTGGAAATAAGGTTGTTTACTTTAGAAATTTTGGTGCAACAAATAATAACCCACTTGGAACAGATGGAAGACCAAATGAAATTATTCACTTTAAGTCTTACTCTCCACTAAACACTTTTTATGGTGTTCCTGATATTATTTCTGCTATTAACTCTTTGTATGGAGACTCTTTAGCATCACAATATAATATCGACTTTTTTAGTAATAAGGCTGTGCCAAGATATGTGGTTACACTAAAGGGTGCAAAGTTATCTGCAGATGCAGAAGACAAGATGTTCAGATTCTTGCAAACTGGCCTTAAGGGGCAAAACCATAGAACACTCTATATTCCTCTACCTGCTGACTCAGATACAAACAAGGTTGAGTTTAAGATGGAGCCAATCGAAAATGGAATTCAAGAAGGATCATTTAAGGAATACCGCAAGCAAAACCGTGATGATATTTTAGTTGCACACCAGGTCCCATTGTCTAAACTAGGCGGGGGAGATTCAGGATCCATAGCAGCAGCGTTAGCACAAGATAGAACATTTAAAGAGCAGGTTGCAAGACCATCTCAAAGACAACTCGAAAAGATGATCAATAAGGTTATCCGTGAAAGAACAGACATCCTTGAGTTTAAGTTCAACGAGTTAACCTTGACAGATGAGATTGCTCAATCACAAATTCTTGAAAGATACGTAAAGAATCAGATCATGCTTCCTAATGAGGCTCGTTCTGCACTTGGTATGCCACAAAGAGAAGGTGGAGATGAGCCACTAGACATGAAGCCTCAGCAAGCAGCAGAGGCAACAACTACTCGTGCACGTGATGCAGAAAGAGTAAATAATAATTCAGATAGCACATCAACTGTTGCTGGAAGAAATCCAAAGGGCGAAGGAAGAAAGTTTGATGAAGAGCCCGATATGTCCATATTGTGATATAATTGTAAAAAGGGGTTTATAATATAATGGTGAGCAATATAACTAAAGCCCATTGGAATTCAGATGGGGAGAATTTGCGTCTTTCTATGCCACTTACAAAAGTGGACAAAGACCGTAGAATCGTTTCTGGTTTTGCATCTTTAGATAATGTGGACAAGCAAGATGACATTGTTACTGCTGAAGCCTCTATGGATGCCTTTGCTCGTTTCCGTGGCAACATCAGAGAAATGCATCAGCCATCAGCAGTAGGCAAGATGGTCTCATTTAAAGAAGATAAGTATTTTGATCCAGAAACAAAGACAATGTACAAGGGTGTTTTTGTGTCTGCATATATTTCAAAGGGCGCACAAGATGCATGGGAAAAGGTTCTTGATGGAACCTATACAGGTTTTTCTATTGGCGGAAGAATGAATAAGTGGGATGACGCTTATGATGAGAAGTCAGATAAGTCAATTAGAGTTATTAAGGAATATGATTTGGTAGAGTTGAGTCTTGTAGATTCACCAGCAAATCAGTTCGCAAACATTGTATCTGTTGAAAAGGTAGACGGAGTAAGTGTTGTAAAGGGTGACGAAACAGTTTTAGAAAATGTATTTTGGGATAAAGAGTCTGGACTGGTAATGGTTTCAGAAAATGAATCAGAAGCAAGCCCAACCACAGGAGAGCCAATGGCTAACATAGGGTTCGTTGAAAAAACGGATATTGACAAAACAAATATGATAAAGTTCTTAGTTGATAGTGCTAAAGGCATTAATACTTCTAAGATGAACAAGGAGGAAAACCTTATGGCAAAAGCAACAAAGCAGGCAGAAGAAATCGTAGAGAAGACTGATGTCGTAGTTGAAGATGTACAGGTCGCTCCAGAGGCAGATGCGAAAGCAGATGTAGTAGAGACTGCAGTAGAAGAAGTTTCAACAGAGAAGGCAGCAATGCCAGCATCTGGTGAGGCAGAAACTGATGAAGAGACTACTGCTGAAACTCCAGCAGATGAAGAGGCAGAGGCTAAGAAGCCAATGGCTCCTAAGTCAGATGATGTAACTACTGAAGTAGTTCCAGAAACAACTGACGGTCTTGAAAAAGCCTTTAGCGATCTAGTATTAACAGTTAAGTCTTTGCAGGCAGAAGTAGAACTTCTAAAGTCTTCAAAGGTAGATGTTGAAACAGCAAAAAGTTCATTTGACGCAGTAGCAAAAGATATTGCAGCAGCATCAAGTGAATTCAAAGAGTTTGGTAAGCGAGTAGATGCAATTGAAGCAGACACTGCTTTCCGAAAGTCTGGCGATCTCGGCGAGATTGTACAGGATCAACCTGAGATGGTTGAAAAATCCCTATGGGGCGGTAGTTTCCTCAAAACAGCCGATCTATTCATTTAGAAAAAATCACAGGAGGTGACAATATGTCGGAACAAAATATAGAAAAGAACCAGCCAGGTACCTCAGGTAACCTTGGCGGAACAGCACCAGGACTCTATCAGGGTCAGGGAGCATTTGCATCAGGTTCAGATGCAGGAGTTAACGTACCAGGTAACTACACTGACAATGGTGCATTGGGTAATATCCCAACAGCACTATCAGGAGTTACAACAGGTCCAAACGCAGTAAACCCTTCAGGTGAGGCTGGATCAGGTATCCTACGCCCAGAGCAAGCACGTCGTTTTATCGACTACGTGTGGGATGCTACAACCCTCGCCCAAGATGGCCGTCGTGTTACTATGAGAGCCAATACAATGGAACTCGAAAAGGTAAACGTCGGAGAGCGTGTAATTCGTGCAGCAGCGCAAGCAGTTGGAGATTACACAAATGCAGGAGCAACATTCTCAAAGGTTGAATTGACTACAAAGAAGATTCGTCTTGACTGGGAAGTTGCTGCTGAAGCACTAGAAGATAACATCGAAGGTGCACAACTAGAAGATCACATTGTCCGTTTGATGACAAATGCTTTTGGTAATGATATCGAAGACCTAGCCATTAATGGTTTGGGTTCAGGTAGCGACGCATTCCTTGGAATCATGGAAGGCTTCGTAAACCG